GCCCTCGCCAGCCTGGCAACAGCCGCACATGACCGCGATTGCGACGATGGCGAAGACCGTTGGAATGATCGGGAGGCCGCGTGATGGATGACCTTGAAGCGCAAGCGCTTGACGCACAGCGTTACCAATTTCTGCGAAACGTGTTCGCTATTGACTCTGCTGATGATGAAGCAGAGTTTGCAAAGTTGGCCCGCTTAACGGGCTCGGAATTCGACGCAGCAATCGACAAAGCAATCTCCGACTACGCAGCGAGGAAAGTATGAACTACACGCCAATTAATGACACCACAAAACGCTTTAGCCGTTCACTTGCTGAGGCTTTCGGCAACAACACCAGTCCAATCATCAGCGAAGAAGAGCCGCTGTTTGAGTGGGAGGGAATCAAGATCATTTTGGGCGTGGCTGCGCTGCTTGCCTCGCCATACCTTTTCATCGCATGGAGAAGCATATGAACTGCTGCGATACCTACGGAAGCTGCAGGCAAGGCCGTGATTGCCCGGCCCGAACCGGCGTTGTTCTGCCGTATCAGGCCGAACACGCGAAGCGCACGGAAGCCAATGAATGCGCAGCCGAAGGCGGCAATGTTTGGCTAGTGGGCGACGAGCCGGTTGATGACGCTGTGTGGAAAAGCATCGTTGTTTACGTGGCCTTGACCTTTGGCGTGCTCTGCACTGTGGCGATTTTCGCCGCTGCGATTGGATGGGCTTGGACTACTTTTTTCGGAGGATGATATGAACAACCTAATCACAACACAGATCAACCAGCTTGCAACGCGGTTTGATCTTCCACAAAGCGAAGAGCTTTACAACGTCCTGAAGGCCACCGCATTCAAGGGTGATGTGTCTGACGCGCAGTTGAGCGCCTTGCTGATCGTCGCGGGACAGTTCGGGCTGAACCCATGGACCAAGGAAATCTATGCGTTTCCCGACAAAAAGAACGGGATCATTCCAGTTGTCAGCGTAGACGGATGGGCGCGAATCATCAACAGTCACCCGGCATTTGATGGAATGGAATTCCGATTCGCTGATGATATGGTGATGATGGATGGCGCGAACTGCCTCGCGCCTGCGTGGACAGAGTGCGTTATCTACCGCAAAGACCGCGCACACCCAACCATCATCCGCGAGTATCTGGACGAGGTTTACAAAGCGCCATTCAAGCCAAAGGATGGAGGCTACACGGTGGCAGGACCGTGGCAGACCCACCCTAAACGCTTTTCTCGCCACAAGGCAATGATTCAGTGCGCTCGTATGGCGTTCGGGTTTGGCGGCATCTATGACGACGACGAGGCGGCACGCATTGCGGACGCAGCGGCACCCATGAAGCAGATTGACCCGGCAACAGGCGAGATTTCATCCAAGCCAAAGACGCTGCCATCCTACCCCGACGAATCTTTCTCAAAGAACCTTGGCGCATGGCAAGGCCTGATCGAAACCGGCAAGAAAACCGCCGACCAGATCATTGCCATGGTGTCAAGTAAAGCCACCTTGACAGAAGACCAGATTTACATGATTCGCGCCGCCGAGGTGCTGGATTCAAACACGATTGAGATGGAGTAAACAACGTGAAAACACATTCATTGATCCCAAATACCCCTGAGTGGCTGGCTTATCGCAAGACGATGTTTAACGCCAGCGACGCCCCGGCAATGATGGGTGTATCGGCATACAAGACCCGCACGCAACTGCTGCACGAATTGCACACTGGAATGACGCCAGATATTGATGCAGCCACGCAACGCCTGTTTGATGATGGTCACAAGTTTGAGGCCATGGCCCGCCCATTGGCAGAAGCCATCATTGGAATGGAGCTTTATCCAGTTACTGGATCAAATGGCAAGTTGTCAGCCAGCTTTGACGGGCTGACGATGTGCGAAACCATTGCGTTTGAACACAAGACATTGAACAAAGATTTGGTTGATGTTTTGCACGCAGACTGCAAAGGCTTTGAGTTGCCGCTTCAATACCAGGTGCAAATGGAGCAGCAGTTGATGGTGTCGGGCGCTGATAAGTGCTTATTTATGGCAAGTAAGTGGAACGGCGACACATTGATTGAAGAGCGGCATTGCTGGTACAAAAGCATTCCTGATTTGCGCATCGCCATCGTTGCAGGATGGAATCAATTCGCCGCCGACCTTGCCGCCTACGTCCCGCCAGTGGCAGAAGTCAAAGCCGTAGCCGCCCCACAGTTCGGCCTGCCCGCTGTCAGCATTCAGGTGAATGGCAGCATCGCCCTGATCGACAACCTGCAGGTTTTCGGTGCGGCCCTGACTGCATACATCGACCGCATCAACCGCAAGCCGGAAACTGATCAGGACTTTGCGGACTTGGAAGCTACGGTCAAGACACTGAAGAATGCCGAGGATGCTTTAGATTCCGCTGAATCCGGCGCACTGGCGCAGACTGAAAGCATTGACACCATGAGGCGCACCGTGGCTATGTACCGCGACACCGCCCGTACCAACCGCCTGTTGATTGACAAGCTGGTGAAGTCCGAGAAGGAAGCCCGCAAGCTGGCCATTGTGAGCGAAGCCGGTGCTGCGTTGGCCACCCATATCAAAGCGCTGGAAGCTCGCATGGAAAACGGGATGATGCCGCTGATCGTTGGTGATTTTGTGGGTGTCGTGAAGGGGTTGAAAAGCATTGACTCGATGCGCGACAAGGCGAATACAGAGCTGGCACGCTGCAAGATCGAAGCGAACGCCATTGCAGACAAGATCACGGCAAACCTGAAGGCCATCGACGAGCAAGAGGGATTTGGCTTCCTGTTTTATGACCGCAAGCAGCTGGCTCTCAAAGAGCCTGAATTTGTGGCCATGGCCATCAAGAACCGTATTTCTGATCACCATGCGAAAGAAGCAGAACGCATCGCAGCCGAAACCGCACGCATTGCCGAACAGGAGCGCGTCAAGGCCGAAGCTGCGGCCCAGGCCCGAGCCAACGCGGAGATTGCAGCGGCAAGGGGGCAAGCTGACGCAGCAAGGGCAAGCGCAGAAGCCATAGCCAAAGCGAAGACTGAGCCATTGTTGACCGAACAGCAGGCGGCGAAATTCGCAGCGCTTCCAGAGATTAAGCCGTCCCATCCGCTTGAAGCGATTGCACTTGAGGCGATTGGGCCGCCAACCCTGAAGCTAGGAATGATCTGCACCCGGCTTGGCTTTCAAGTAACGGCTGACTTCCTGAAGTCGCTTGGATTTGAGCCAGCGGGCCGGGAACGCGCCGCCGTGCTTTTCCATGAGTCTGACTTTGATCGCATCTGCGCAGCCCTGATTAGTCACATCAGTGCTGTTCGGCAAGGCGTAGCAGCGTAACCAATACGGGGGAAATCAGATAGCGACCTGCAACGCGACAAACGCCAGGGCCTCCTTACCTGGCGCTTCTGAAAGTACCCCGCCCAAACACCAAACTTACAAAACTAAATCATTATGGTAAATATATTCACAGACAGCAAAGGTACTGGCGAGTTTGTTATTCAAACAACAGCAATTGATACAGACTCATTCATTCTTGAATTATCTGAAGCAATGACAAAAGTTGTGTCAGAGTCGAGCGATGGAGGGTTAACGTGTTTTGGGATTATGAAGAATGCAATGCCAATAGCATTTAAGTTGTCAGGCTACAAAGCAGATTCAGTATCAGAACAAAGAACGCTTGTTTGCGGGAATATCTCGCCATCATCTTGCGAGGTCATATCAAGTGCGGGCCGCTGAATTAGCATGGAATGGACAAGATGAAGCGCTATCGACATGGCTCGATAAAAAGGCCCCTAAATCCTATGACGTATCTGGATTGTTTAAAACCGCAGCAGTAAAAACATCGGATAGGCAAGGCATAGCATGGAAAGTCAGCGAACTAAAAAAAGCCGATAGACCAATATCATTTTTTTCAGCATGGAAGGCAAGTATGGAAACAAATATCATGGCAGATGAAGCTGCAGACAGGGCATCTACAGCCGTAACCAATCTGAAGGCAATAACCGACAGTTTCAGGCTAAACGTGAAAAACGACGTTGCATCAATGAAGGCTGCATCAGATCGCGTTCAATCGGAAGTTCTTCAAATGAGCGATAAATACAAGCAAGCAATGTCTTTGCTTAATAGCCCGGAGTTTGCCAAAGCAGTAGATCAAGCAGAGCGCATGGCAAAAGCCCTTGAGTGCATATCTGCGCTATCAGAAACAAAACTTAGTGTTGCGGTTTTCGCCGGGAGCAAGCCATGAAATTCACAGGATATTTTGGACTTTTCCATATGTTTAATTTGGCGCGAGAAGCCGGGGCTAAATTCCCGTTTATACCAACAATAATAAGACGCAAGCAAGATATGCACGCAAAGTCAGTCAGGGCGGCAAAAAAAGAAAAGGCAAGGCGTATCAATGCGCGAAATCATTAACGACAAACAAGCGCAAATCCTGGCCGTCTTGGAAAGCCGGGTTGACGCAAGACACGACGATCTACGGACCCTGACCGGCCTGAAAGATCAATCCTACTTTCGCCCCATGACTGACTTGCGCGAGCGTAAGTTGGTGGACGAAACACAAGCAGGCAGCAAGCACGTACTGCGATTTTCGATGAACGACCGAGGGCGCAAGGCACTGATCGATTACGAGGCTTGTCGGAACGGCACTGCCAAATCCGGAAAGATCAACGTAATGCACCCGGACTATCCGACATATCAACCGAAGCCGATGCTGTGTCCCAGGCTGGGAGAGTTTGCATGAAAGACACGGCTGTCATAAGAACGGTGCTTGTTCATGGTGTGGCGTGGCCAGACCCAAGTGCCCCGCCGTGGATTCGCCCCGAAGGCTACTACCCCCAAGACTTTGCGATCAAGCACGCCAGCAGGGCCGACGAGATGCTGGACTGGATGGAAGACAAGGATTGGGTGATCCCGATGGACGCAGCGCTGGCCATGGGGAAAACGGCATCTGTTGCCAGCAAGCTGATGCAGAAACTCGAAGCTAACGGCAAGCTGGAAAGCAAATGGATGCGAAGCCAACGCGGTCGGCGTGAGTGCAAGCACTACCGGGTGAAGCAGGTAACGAACTGAGCTCCATTACATAAAGGAATTTGAAATGAACGACGAAAACCTGATGCCAGCGTTCCCGGTACAGGACGCAAGCAAATGGCAAGCGCATGGCATGACGCTGCGCGACTACTTTGCAGCGAAGGCGCTGGTCGGCGCATTCAACTCACCAGGCTTTACTGACGGGTTTACGTTCGAAGAAAAAGCAGCATGGGTCTATCAAATGGCCGACGCCATGCTTGAAGTGAGGAATTTGAAATGAGTAAACACACACCAGGGCCTTGGACAACACACGCGGCACCCTGCGCCGCCCCACCAACTTGGACTGTCTGAAGCCCAACATCCTGGGTTACGACGAAACCGAGGAAGACATCTTCGACCGCAAGATGGTCTGGCTCGGGCGTGGACTCGGCGTCCTGTGCGTCGTGTTGCTTGGCGTATTTTTCTACAAACTTCTCTCAACCTAAAAAGGAAATCACATGAACATCAATGACCTCACACTTGGCCAAGCCAAAGAACTTGCAGCATTATTCGGCGCTACTGCGCCCACAGTCAAACCGCACCCGTTCATCGGAAAGTACGTCATCGCGCGTTGTTACGCCGCTGGTGTGCACTCAGGTGAAGTAGTCAACGTTGATGGCGACACAGTGATCCTGAAAGACTCGCGCCGACTGTGGTCATGGAAAGCTAAGGACGGCGTTGCCCTGTCGGGCGTTGCGCAAAACGGCATACATACAGGCTGCAAGATCGACACGTTGAACCCTGAAATTTACCTGACCGGCGTGTGTGAGCTTATCCCCTGCAGCGCAGCAGCACAGGAATCAATTCATGGCTTCAAATAAAAAGTTTTCCGACGGCGACGGCTACGGCGACGGCTACGGCTACGGCTACGGCTACGGCTACGGCGACGGCTTCGGCTACGGCGACGGCTCCGGCTACGGCTACGGCTACGGCTACGGCTACGGCGACGGCTCCGGCGAAGGCTCCGGCTACGGCGACGGCTCCGGCGAAGGCTCCGGCTACGGCGACGGCGACGGCTACGGCGACGGCTTCGGCTACGGCGACGGCTCCGGCGCATGAAGTGCCCCACCTGCAACACCAAGGCATCGTGCAAGGAAACCCGCCAAATTGATGATGGGGCGAGCCGCCGCTATCACTGTGCCTGTGGTGTCAAGTTCAAAACACTTGAAACCTTGGACCTCGTGTACACAGACGAAGGTGTGAACGCAAACCGATCTGCAAACATGAAAGCATGGTGGGCCAGCCAGAGGAAATCAGCATGAACACCGTGCTCGTTCCAGGAATCGCGTGGCCACAGTACCGGCCCAGCAACATGACCATTGTCAGAGAGCGAGCCAAGCGCCGGTCTCGGGCCAAGTCAGGGCCAACGATCTCAAGCCGCATCAGGGACTGGGTGAAATTGTTTCCCGGGCGCACAGGGCAGCAGATTGCAGACGGTATGTTGCTTGACGTGACCACGGTCAACCGCACGCTGCGCACGCAGCTCGACTACGGCAAATTGAGAGCTGTGAAAAAGATGTCGTCTGTTAGTAACCGGATGACGTACCACTATTACCCACTGGAGAACTTGAAATGACAACATTGAGGCACCCCGTACTGCTAAATAGTAGCGGAGCACAGCAAACACTGTCTCTGGACAGCATCATTGCCGTGGGCTTTGGCTCATCGCACTGCATGAAAGACGGCGAATTAGTCTACGACGAGCAGGATGCGATAGACGAGCAGTACGCCACATGCAGGGATATGGAGAAACTGGCCCTCGCAGACCCAGATCACGACTGGCGAATCAGTTATTACGGACCTCTGTCCGAGGCTGTTTACCAGCGCCAAGGTCCGGGAATGTGGATGCTTATTGAGAAAGGCAGTGGATTCGCATGAGAAACGCATCACTTATCACCGCAGCAATCATGACGATGGCCAGCGAACAACTTATCGGGGCTCCAGAGGCCAAAACGCCAAAGACCAAAACCGGCGGCCCCACTGATGCCGACTTCGCTCGCCTGGACAAGGCGCAGGCGAAGCGTGACAAACGAGCTGAACGTGACTTGAGGAATTTGAAATGAGCAAACACACGCCAGGGCCTTGGTTTGTTGGAAAGCTAACGGCAAACGTCTACTTTGGGAATAGTTCCGGTGAACTGATTGCTCAATGTGGAGGGTATAAATTCAAACAAAAGCCTGAACACGAAGAAAAAGCAAACGCACACCTGATAGCTGCAGCGCCTGATTTGTTGGAGGCGCTGCAAGGCGTCCTACGTGTCGCTGATCGCGCAACAGACGAGTTTCATGTGGCCCGTTCTGCCATCGCCAAAGCAATAGGAGAAAAGCAATGAGGAACGCGAAATGAAAGACCTAATAAGCGCCCTGCGGGGCTATTTTCCAAGCCCAACCGAATGCGAAAAAGCAGCAGATGAACTGGGGCGCAAGGCGATGCAGTGCGCGGTCCTCACGGTTGAGCGCGACGAGCTGCGGGCCGATCTTGATGCCGAGCGAGACGCCGCTGAATTGAAGTCAGCTTGCATTACTGGAATGCGCCAGGAGGTAACGGCGTGGAGCGTAACGGCGGAGAACTTGGAGGCCGAGCGCGATACGCTGAAGTCTGATGCTGCGCGGTATCAGTGGCTGACAGCAGACCTTGATATGGCGCATGGACGAGTCCAGCGAAACCAGATTCTTGATCGAATGCCAACCATGTCGTACTCAGCGGCGTGTACGGCCATTGACGCGGCAATGAAAGGCCAATCATGAGCCCATCCACCCACCAAAGAATCTGCGCTGAAATTCAAGAGCGGCACCAGCGCACCATTGACGACCTCCGGGCGAAGCTAGCAGAAGCAGAGCAATTTATCAAATCCAAACGTGAATTGCTTCAGACCGCTCAGGATGAGCTTGATAAAGAAACGGACAGAGCAGATCGAGCAGAAAAGAAGCTGGCCGCGCTTGAGTCGCAACCCGCCATTGGCTGGTTTAAGTACGACAAGGTGTCACAGTGTTACCACCCACAATTTGATAATCTAGCAACACGATACGCTGCGGAGCAGAAGTGGGTAAAACTCTACGCCGCAGCAGGCGCAGCACCATCTGGTTACAAGTTAGTTTCAGAGAAGCAACTTGCTACATGGGGTGTGTACGAATATGAGTGCAAAGCTATTCTTGAAGCAGCAGGCGCAGCACCAGCGCAGCAGGAGCCTGTTGCGTGGAGGGCATGGAATAGCCAGCATCATTGCTACGACTACGGAGAGTCCGGCGAGACTGACTCTTTAGGACGGATCGTTGAATATCTGTGTTTGAAAGGAGAAGTGTGATGGCAAAACCCCAAGATTACCTGCGAGAAATCGCCCCTCGGATTGACTCAATATACCGAGGTGCACTGACGGATGCTGCAGAAAGAATTGATGATCTTGAGTCTGTCGCAAATACTCTACTGCACCAGATTGACATAGGTGATTTTGTAGACAGCAACGGTCATAGCGCAAAGATGCTAAAGCCTGTTTGGGACATGATGAAAATAATGGGGAGAGAGCCAACGCCCAGCGCAGCAGGCGCAGCACCAGTGCCACGGATGACAGGAGCAGCACTGGCCAGTCAGGAACCTGTTGCGGAAGTTCTACTTGTTGACGGGGAAAAAGTAATAGACGCTTCAATGGCCTTTTTTGATTCTG